CGAAGCGCTATAATAAAATCCATAAGACTGAAGCGATTATTAAAGGTCTATGGGTGGCGCCGCCTGGCATGCCTACAGGAGAGTGGAGTAATCCACCTCAATGTATGCCTGACGAGTGTAAGATGGATGACACCATCGATGCTTATCGCAAGTATTATATTATTGCTAAAGCGAAGTTTGCCAAATGGGCACACGCAACAAAGGCACCTCAATGGTGGCCTAAGCTTCAAACAATGTAACTGATGAGTCCTAATGGACGAAACGCCGTGAGGCGTCTTACATATTTATTAAAGGAGGAATATGACACGTAATATAAAGAAAGAAATAGGCGAGTTATATACAGCATTAAACTCCGTTCGCGCTGAAAAGCGTTCTTTAGCGGCTCGAATGGATAACGCTCGACGTGCTAGCACTCTTGGCATCGATTTAGGTGACAATGAGTTTTACTATCGCGTCAGTATGGATTTCCGTGGTCGTTTGTATTATCGCGGATCGCATATGAATCCTCAAATGGGTGATGACATTAAGGTAATGTTAACCTTAGGCCAGAAGAAGCCACTCACCGAAATGGGATTTAAATGGTTGCTATGGGGAATTGCCTCAGCAGCCGGTCAAAGCAAGAAAAGCTTTACTGAGCGTGTTGAATGGACACTTGAGAACTGGCATAACGTCCGTGAAGCCGTTCGCAATCCTATTGAATCACAATGGTTTGCTGACGTCGTAATGGGTGAAGATGAGCCTGCGCTGTTTCTACAACGTGCTACAGTTGCAGTAGAAGCTGTAGAGTCTGGCGCTCCATTTGATTATCCAACAGATATCACTATTGCAATGGACGCTACATGCTCAGGTCTTCAGATTCTCTCAGCAGTCGCTCGTGACCTCGAAGGTGGACGCCTAGTCAACCTCGTCGACACTGGCGAACGCCAAGACGTGTATCTGACGGTGCTGAATATGGTCAAGCAATCTTATGCGAACGATAGCGATGTATTTGCTATCCACATGCGTGAGAATAGCGAAATCTTTGGTCGTCGCTTTACAAAGAAAGTGGTAATGACATTGCCGTATTCTGCAACGTTTAGAAGTGCTGTTAGCTATATTCTAGACGAATTGCAAGGCAATATGGAGAAAAACAATCCTCCATTCCCATTACCTGAGTCAGTTGACGATCGCCTAGCACTCTATAACGCCATCTTAGCTCGAAAAGGTAAGGATTTAATTATAGATTCCACTTTAGCGAAGTTAGATGATTTTAGTTTGTATCGCACGCTTGCTGATTATCTCGGTCGTCTAGTAATGGACGCCTGTGATAAGTGTTTACCTGCGGCGCTAAATCTCTTACACTTCTTCCAATCATGTCCTAAGCATTTAGACGGACATGCACACTGGATGACGCCTGATGGATTTAGAGTCGATCAAGTTTACGGCTCTCGTGAACGCGAAAAGATTCAATTCCGTTTACAAGTGGCAGATCAAGAGACTGGAGAACTAGTTAGTCAGAAAGTTACACGACGTTACGAGTGGCTAGATCCAAACGAAAAGGATGGACGTAAAGCAGCTAATGGAATGCCGCCTAATTGGGTGCACTCATTAGACGCAACGCTAGTGCGAATGGTGGTAAGAGCATGCGATTTCTCAATCGTATGTATTCACGATTCATTTGCATCACATCCAGCGGACTGTGAAGATTTATCTATAGCACTACGCGAACAGTTTGCACTTCTTGTTCAGCGAATGCCCTTAGAGAATTTAATTACACAGTTGAACGAGCAAGTTGGCGATGAGATCTTCTCAACAACCAATTTGACTGTAAACACGTGGGATCCAGAGCAAGCGAAAACTTCACCCTTTCTATTTTGTTAGGAATATATGAGTATAAAACAAGAACAAATCCAAAGAGAGTTAGAAGCCATTCGTTTAGTAAAACAAAGCAGACTTGAAAAGACTGAACTTATGAACAGTCTTCAAGAGACCTTCTCTGAAGAAATTCAAACACTAAGCGAATCTCTTACAAAGTGGTACGCAACAATGCAAGATCCTAAAGACGATAATGCACTACTTTATCAGAAATTAGTATTTAGCATTGAAACACCAGTAATGGCTGAACTTATCATTCGCGCCATCTTTGAAGGACTTATGATAACAACGCATCAATCTGTAAACTATCAATTTATCGTAGATCGATTACTTATCCAAAGGTATTTACGTAGCACTCTTCCTCCAGAGGAACGTGTTATCTTACCTAAGTATAAGTTCTTAGTAATCGATAGACTGGTTACACGATCAGTGCGACTACTGACAGCGTTATTCTCCGAATCAATGGTTCGTGAGCGTAACGCTAAAGGTGAGGTTGAGACGTTTTACACCGTCCACCTTACTGAGTTAGGTCGCGAACGATTGGCAAAGGTTCCACTAAATCAAGTAATCTCTGACGTTCCAATGTATTGCAAACCGCAACCTTGGACTTCAGTGTTTGATGGCGGATATCTAACAGCAGATGCGCAACGAGGAAATCCTTTGATTCAATCGAAGCGTCTTTCTTATCGTGAACTACGTGCAGTAGATAAAGAATTGCAAGCAAATCCACAAATCTTTGAGGCAGTGAATAAGATGCAAAACGTGTCTTTTCGCATTGACCAGAAATCTAAAGATTACCAGAACATTATCGCGCAAGTGCGAAAACGTAAGATTAAGGAATGTGATCGCAAGATTACAGCCTACGTCGAGCAGATCGCGAAGCTCAAGAGTGACCTGGCGCAAGTGGATCCTATATAGAGAGCTCCCGTAGCACTCTTTTTTCAATAACATGGAGAGCCTAGATGGCAAAACTAAAAACCACAGTAACACCAAAAGGTGTATTGTCATGGCCTTACATTGGTAAGCCAGACACTCGATACAATCCTGAAGGTGTGTATAAAACCAGCTTAATTGTACCAGCCGAGGCCGCTGAACCGCTGATGACTATGTGTAAAGAAGCTTTTACTACGGAATACGGTGCAACAAAGATGGCTAAGGCAAATATGCCTTTCTCACCTGAGTTGGACGATCAAGGTCAGGAAACTGGCAATGTCGTATTTAAATTTAAATCAAAGCGTGCACCTAAGTTATACGATGCCAAAGGCAAAGTAATTAACAAAGTGCTACAAGTATCGTCTGGCACGGTTGCGAAAGTTGCTACTGCAATTAATCCATACATGACGGGTATCAACGTTGGCGTTTCACTATATCTCAATGACGTTCAGATTATCGAATTAGTTGAATATGGCGCAGGCGCTAAGTTTGAAGCCGAAGATGGATACGAAGCAGAAGACAACGGATCGACAGACGATGGCAAAGACTCGCCTGACTTCTAAACAACTTGCTATTAAATACGCATATCGTAGTGGATTAGAAGAGAAGATTGCCGATCAGTTGACGAACTTAAACGTCTCCTTTACATTCGAAGAGACTGTATTGTATTATACTAAGCCAGAGCGTAAGCATCGCTATACGCCTGATTTTGTGTTATCCAATGGCATTATCATCGAAACTAAAGGCCGTTTCTTAACGGCTGATCGACAGAAACATCTTCTTGTCAAAGAACAGAATCCCACTATGGATATTCGTTTCGTGTTCTCAAACTCGAACGCTCGTATCTCTAAATCATCTGCTACCACTTATGCAGATTGGTGTAGAAAACATGGCTTTCAGTTTGCGGATAAACTAATACCTGTTGAATGGATAAAGGAATAAGTAATGGAAGCGGAAGATAGTAAATTTCTACGACACGAACAATGCGAATCTTGCGGTTCGTCGGACGCAAAAGCGGTATATAGTAATGGCTCTACCTTCTGTTTTTCATGTCAAGTATCAACGCGTAAAACGTCAGATAACAAAGTGCAAACTATGAACGCCACGACTCCACTTTTGAATCCGTATTTCGATGGACAAGTGGAACCATTGGCCGCTAGAGGTATTGCTGAAGCGACATGTCAGAAGTATGGCGTTCGCAAAGGCCAACTCAACGGCAAAGTGGTCCATCTCTATCCTTACTACAAGGATGGACAAGTTGTCGCAGCAAAGACACGCGATGCCGCCAAGAATTTCAATATTATTGGTGATGGCAAAGATTTGTCGTTCTTTGGTCAAAATCTATTTGGTAAACCAAGTGACAAGATTTCGCTTGTAGTTACTGAAGGTGAAATTGACGCGTTATCAATGGCTCAGATTATGGGATTAAAATTCCCAGTCGTATCTGTGCCAAGCGGCGCTCAATCTGCTGTCAAAGCCTTTCGCAATAACATTGAATGGCTTGACGGTTGGAAAGACGTCGTTATCATGTTTGACAACGATGCGCCAGGTCGAGAAGGTGCTCAGAAATGCGCAGAAGTCCTTAGACCAGGCAAAGCACGTATTGCATCATTGCCGTTGAAAGACGCTAATGACATGCTGATGGCTAAGCGCTCTGAAGAATTGATGAAATGCTTCTGGGATGCAAAGTCATTTAGACCTGATGGTATTATTGCAGGTGTGGACTTATGGGAAGTAATCTCTCATGAAGATAATACATTATCTATTGAGTATCCATATGTTGCCCTTAATGAAAAGACACATGGATGTCGACGCGGTGAATTGGTCACAGTTACGGCTGGATCAGGCATCGGTAAATCGGCGTTTATGCGTGAAATTGCCCATCATCTACTCAATCTCGGTGAGACGGTTGGGATGGTGATGTTGGAAGAGTCCACAAGACGCACAGGCTTAGGTCTGATGGGTCTGGCAATCGATAAGCCATTACATTTAACTCGTGAAGGTGTTACGCCTTTAGAGATGAAGACGGCTTTCGATAAAACCTTAGGCACTGGCAGAGTATTTATGTATGACCACTTCGGCTCGTCTGAAGTTGACCATCTCATGAATAAACTCCGCTATATGGTTAAAGGTTTAAGTTGTAATTGGATTATCCTTGACCACCTATCTATTCTTGTATCAGGATTAGAAGGCATAGATGAGCGCAGACTCATCGATCAAGCTATGACAATGTTGCGCACGTTTGTTGAAGAAACTAAATGTGGTTTATTGTTAGTATCACATCTCAAGCGACCAGACGGTAAAGGTCACGAAGAAGGTGCACATACTTCATTATCACAATTACGCGGCTCTCATGCAATCGCACAACTTTCCGATATTGTTATCGGCTTAGAGCGCAATCAGCAGTCCGAAAATCCAAATGAAACTCAAATACGCGTGCTAAAGAATCGATTTAGTGGTGAAACTGGCGAAGCCGGTAAGCTCTACTTTAATCGTGACACAGGCCGTTTAACTGAGACATTTGTCCAAGTAACATCAACTAACTCTTTTGGAGAATTTTAAGATGAGCACAAACAACTACTTCGTAATCCGCGCAATCAAAGAAAAAGGCGTAGCAGCCTCTTCGTATATTGCAAAGAAATATAAAGTCAAAAACGTATCAGCCACTGTATCTGCCTTGCGCAAACGTGGTCATGAGATTGTAACACTCGCCGAAGGCTATGCATTACCGTTCGGCACGCGCGATGAAGCAGCTAAATTAAGTAAGACTGCGCGCAACAAAATTGCCAAGGAATTTGGCTTAGCATAATCAGTCTGACTGAAGAGTCCTTAATGGACGAAACCGCCACTCGGGAGAGTTCGCGGTCTCAGACAACCCAAAACTATATCGATAGCCTGAATCGAATCCTCCTGTAGTTTAACATCCATTAGGAGTTAAAACTATGAGCCTTAGAACAAAACTAATTTTAGCAAGCCGTGCACACTATGATGCACATATTAGAAAACACACCATGAATGTGGAAGTTATTTTATCGAATCCATTAGCATTGCCTGAGCATGCTGACTTGATGGATGCGATTGAAAAAGAGCTTCTTATTGTTGATGAGTATCAAGGCAAACTTGACGCTCTAAATAAATACTTTAAAATCGACGCTGTCATGACAACGAGCGATAGCGGTAGTGATAAAGATGAAAACACCGATAATAGCACTAAAAGCACCACTAGCACAGCCTCTCAAGCGGACGCTACGGTGACAGCAGGAGCTGGCTCGCATATCGTTATTGAGCGACCATTTACAGTCTAACTGATGAGTCCTTTATGGACGAAACCGCAGTGATGCGGTCTTAGACAATCTCAACTATCACATAAGTGATTGATTTGATTACATATTTTCACCCTACAAAGACAGTTAGGATAGAATGAAATTACTATTTGACATCGAGTCAAACGGGTTATTGGACACCGTATCAAAGGTCCATTGTATCGTGATACAGAATGTTGAAACAGATGAAGTATTATCGTTTGTTGGACATGACGAAATTATCGCAAAAGCTATTCCAATGTTAAATGAAGCTGAAGAGCTGTCAGGCCATAATATTATTGGTTATGATATTCCAGCACTTCGGAAGATTTTTCCTGGAAAGTTAAAAGAAAATATAAACGCATTTGACACTCTCCTTGCGGTAAAGCTCAGTAATCCTGATATTTATCAAATGGACGTGGCTAAGCGTTATCCTAAACTCTCTCAAAAGAATTATGGTAGCTACTCACTTGAATCTTGGGGCGAACGCCTTGGAAATCATAAAGCGAGTAAGCCTGTAGATTTTGAAGAGTTTACTGAAGACATGCTAAAGTATTGTATTCAAGACGTTTCAACAAACGTTACGATTTACAAATACCTCAAAGGTTTAAACCTTAGTGAGCGCGCCTTACAGCTTGAAACTGACTTTTGGTTTAACACCATCGATATGTCAGACTCAGGTTTTCCATTCGATCTCAAAGCGGCACAAGCAATGTATGCAAGGTTGTCAGCAGAACGTGAAGAAATTCGTCAAGAATTGATTACACTCTTTCCAACTCGCACCATCGAACGTGTTTCTGAAAAGACTGGTAAACCGCTAAAGCCAACTGTGATTGAGTTTAATCCTGGCTCGCGCGATCATATTGCGTATTGGTTTAAGAAAAAATACGATTGGCAACCTAAGGCCTTTACGCCTTCTGGCAAACCTGAGATAAATGCTGAAGTCCTTGAAGAGCTGGAGTATCCAGAAGCCAAGGAGCTAAAGCGCTACTTTGTCATTGACAAGATTATCGGTATGGTTGGCGAAGGTAAGAATGCTTGGTTGACTATGGTCGGTAACGATGGACGTATGCACGGTCGTATCAATACGATTGGTGCTGCAACTACTCGCTGCTCACATTCAACGCCAAACATGGCTCAAGTGCCAGGCGCTCGTAAAGAATTTGGTCTTGAATGTCGTGCTTTGTTTCATGCTCCAAAGGGCTACAAACAGATTGGCACTGACTTAAATGCTATCGAATTACGCTGCTTTGCACACTATCTAGGTGCATATGACAATGGCGAGTATACAAACATTATCTTAGGCGGTGATATTCACTGGGCTAACGCTGTAGCGGCAGGATTCCATCCTCCATTACCTGAAGGTCAAGTATACGATTCATCTGTAAAAGCGCAGAAGCTCGCTCGTGACCAAGCAAAGACGCTTATCTACGCTATGATTTATGGCGCAGGTGACGCTAAGCTCGGCATGATTGTTGGTGGTGCTACAAAAGAAGGTAAAGCGATTCGTAAGAAGTTTTACGAGAACTTTCCTGCGATTGAAAAATTCACTAACGATGTCAAGAAAGCGGCTGAAGGTCGTGGCAATATTAAACTATTGCACGGCGCAACCATCCCTGTTCGTAAAGCTTTTGCTGCACTAAACACTCTTTTACAAGGTGCTGGTGCCGTAGTCGCTAAAGAATGGTTAAACGTTGCTCGTGAAATGGCAGAATCCAAGGGTTGGAAGTATAACGAAGACTTTTGGTTTGCTGGACATATCCATGACGAAATTCAAGCGATTGCAAAAGATGGTATTGCCGAAGACTTTGCTAAACTGATGGAAGCCTCTGCACAAGAAGCTGGTAATCGTTTAGG